GAGATTTTGACAAAACTTTTCACGATTTCCTACACATTTGGCACACCGTTTGCTCTCTGCTAAACAGAAGATCGTGTCGATCACCACATTAGCCGTAAGTGCTTATGCAGAAAGGATTTACGTCGAATCGGGCCGCCCCGATTTGCTCTAAACCCTTACGGGTAAAGATTTTACGCTCAGAGAATCGTACCATCACCACGGATACGATACATGATACCACCGATACTGTACAGATAGATACCGTTACCCATGTTCTGCACGAACGTGGCCGAATATCCATGACGGGCGACAAGGCGACGAATGGTGTTTTGGATTTGGCTGGTCATTTCTTTTCTCTCTTTCTTGTGAGCGTATTCTAACAAAACTTTTTCGTAGCGTCAACCCCTCTTTGAGCAGATTAGATTCCCTCGCCATCGTCAAGGCCGGGAATGTAGTCAGCATCCAATCGCTCAACATAGCGAGCGTCCAACCGATGATAGCATCCGTCAGAATCGGACACGGTAACCGATCCGTCATCGTTCACCGACTCGACACGATAGGCCACAACGTCCTCATTATCTACGCCCCACTCCTCAACCGATTCGACCCAATCACCAACCGCGAAATCGTTTGCCATGATTCTTTCTCCTCTGTTTCTTATATCGACATTATACCATCTCTTTCTGTAGTGTCAACAAAAACTTTCCTTACAATACCGTAAGATTACACATAGCAAATATCGTGCCAGAACATATTTTATTTTTTAAAACACAACATCGTATCAATCATCATACTAGTCGTAAGTCATTATACCACAATCATTTAGGTCAAAACTTCGCGATTCTATTTGACGTAAAGTGTTATCCTATAATAGGTTAGGGGGTTTTTCTGTTTTTAATCGGATTGTGGAATATTTTCTGAAAACCGCAGGGTGGTCTAAACACAATACCAACCCATAAAAACAAAATGTATCACCTAAACTTCCCCATTTGCCCTGCTATTTGATATGATCTTACACAGATTCTTTTCTCTAGTAACTAGCCCCTAACTGGAACATATTTTATTTTACTAAAGTATTTGTGTATATCTTTATATCAAGGAAACATTAAAATGATATACTTTACACATAGCAATAAAATTTATTACAATAGATTTGGCCAAAATATATCTAGTCAACTTCCCGAAGATAGTAAAAATTTCTGCAACTTTCACTATCCTAATGATATCAAATTTGGCATTAATTACGACAGACTTGACAATCAAAAATTAAGAAATGAAAATTATTCGGCCAACACCACCTATTTCTTATACAATCAAGCCTTTAATTCTGATAATCCATCATTCCCCATAATTAACCAAACACCAGAAGACCTAGCTTCTGAATAATCAAAGGAATTATCATGTCAGAAATAACCATAAATGACTTAGAAGATCCGGCCACAGTCATGAATTCAGACTTTTCTTCCTGCACAACTAATCTTATTGATTCTGTTGGCAGATACATATTTGTATTTGTTAATGACCAATTATTCTATAGTGCTCAAATAGATGATTCTTTAAAAAAGTTTGATGAACAATATAATCCAGAAGTTATAGACGTTAACGATACAGAATTTATGAATACTCTCTTGAACTATACTAATAAGGTTATACGTTCAGATAATTTAGGATCTAAGTATTTTATGACACTTAAAAATGATGATATTAATATAAAAGTTTATCTTTCAACAGTATGTCAAAATAAATATGATGATACTACTTTACAATCCAAGCCAGGAATATTTAGACCATGATTCATAACGCAAATAACATCCACTCAGCAAAATATGCTCCATCGTACTCTAACAATCAGAGTATAACTTCATCTAAACAAAAAGTATATCAACCATCATCTCATTCAATAGTTCAAGAAAGTAATAATGGTGGAATTGATTCTATTATGAATGAAATAGAAAACGGATACAGATTGCCCAATTCATATATTCCTATAATTTCCACATCATACCTAAAGCCAGTATATGACAATCCCAAATCAGTCTTTACAGTATCAGAAACTTTAGACCCTAATGATTTTCAACCAATAGTATCAGGTCTTACATCATATCTGAAAGATTAACTATGATAAATAATACTGTTTTACCATCATCTGCAACTCTTAAAGAAGGTATTAAAGCAACATTTGTTTCTACGATCACAGGACGAATTCTAGGAACAACTTGGACAGCTCGATACATATGGGAACGACAACTTCCAGGATCATCATCATGGACAATCGTTAGAGATATAACTAAAGATACTAGAAATTTAAATCCTAAAGATTATGCGGGAAAAAGAGCTTCTTTAACAGATACTTTCATTACCAGCAAATCAACACTAGCCAAAAGTGGAAGAAAATTTAGATGTCGATTGGAACTAACAACATACTATACTGAACAATCTACAGGAATATCATATGTTTATAATTGGACTTCTACCTCTTCTGAAGTAACATGGCTAGTAGAAAATAATGTAAAACTATTTGATACTGATTCTTTTTTATCAGCACCCAGATTAAATAAAAACGGAGAATCTATAGGCTCAGGAGTTCCAGCACCATATTTAACTCCTCTCATCAACGCATGTAATAGATGGGCAAAATTCCTACGAATGAATAATAGCGTAATTACTAGCATACGATCTGAGCTAGGAGCAAATTGGAAAGGTATCACAATTAATTCAATTTATATTGATAATTTACAAGGAACAGATTTAGATGGAGCAATTGCTGCTTGTGGAATATCAGCTCACAAACAATTAAGTTCGTCTGCTCCTTATTTAAGATGGAATACAACATCCATAGACTTATATATTAATACTCATTATCAAAATAATTATACACAAGCTGAATGGGAAGGAGTAATGCTGCATGAGTTAGGACATGGTTTAGGAATAGGATTCTATTGGGATCCTGAGTATACTAATGCTGATACAGTAAATACAGAACCTTATATTAAAATTGGAGTATATGAATGGTATAATGCTAGTTCTTTAAATACTGATTATTATCCTGGAATGGGTAGTATCTATGAGTCAGCTGGTAGAATATCTTATGATCCGGCATATTCATTAAGACCAGTTCCATTACAAACAGTAATTGGAGCACACTGGTCGTGGTATTCTTTTCCTATACAATATAGTAAACCTTGTGAATGTAAATTTCCATGGAGACCTGGAGCATGTGATAATATTGGAATGTGTCTTAAAGGTCAGAAATTACCAGGAATAGGTAATGATCTTATGGTTCCATATTTTGATCCAGATATACAACAAGTTATTACTCCATTAACTATTAAAATGTTAACTCATTTTGGATATGAAGAAATAGTTCCTGGAGCATCAGAAAGTCCATTAACAACAACTTATAGATATCCTGATAATGGATTTGTTATACAAAATACAGATAATATGCTGTATACTTGTAATCATGTATCAAAAGCTAAAAAAACTAATATAAATTATTAATATTATCCTCTACGGTCTTTACTCTACCATGAACATATATAATATAAAAAATAAAAACGAATACAACTTATTGATAAGAAATGATGAGTTTAAATATAGTAAACAATCTCTAAATTTTAAAAACTATCATTTTTACTATAAAGATCCTGTGTTACCAGGTTCAAATACTCCAGTATCTTTCAGTAATGACAGAATAATCAATAGCAGTTATATATTAACTTCTGATAATGATAAAAATAATCAAATTAATGATTTAGTAACTAAAGATAAATTATCATCACTATTACCAGTGGCCGACGATATTTGGAGAGCCACCTGGAGGAGAATTAAAAACTAATGGGATCTACATCACACAAACCAACATTTCCTCCTTTTAATAAACCACCTCTTGATCCGATAGGTAAAGATGAATTAGTTGTTGTTCATGATAGGCATTATTATGAACCATCATTAGATATGTTTCTTCCAATGAACCTTGGATATTCTGCTTATAGAGAGGAGATGATAGTATTACCAGGTAATTCAGCATATATAACAACATATGCCGCCGCTCTTTACGAACAGAGAAGATTTACAAATGATAGCAAATCAGATATTTTAGAAAATCCTAACTCAGTTTTAAAAGATAATGATCTAGATCGTAATATAGAGACTTTTAGTCCCACCATAACACCAGTTAAAGATATATCAGCAGAACATGATAAAGTGAGTAATGAAGATATAATATCATCTTTAAAAAGATTATTTTGTTTAGTATTATTAGAAGATGATCCAATAACAGGAGCAAAAAAAGGAACGTATTTTGGCTGTGGATTAGCAGAAAGTCATGAAGAAGATTATGTTGCCATTGACGCATACTTTCTTAACACTGGAATACTATTCAAACCAAGTAAATATATAGGCGTTTATTGGGTTGGGTTGGATGTTACCATGGATTCTCCAAATATGTGTGATGCTTGTAAAAAATGGGCTGTAAAATGCAATCCTATAGAAGATAGATTATTTCTTAATGAATTAGGATTAGATGCAGGTTTTACCGATGTCGAACCGTATGTTGACGGAGAGGATGAGAATGTTATTGGAGTATTTAAGTCTTTCAATGATGCCACACAGTTTTCGGATAAATGCAATAAAGATATCACATGGGTATGTAAAGACCAAAGAGAGTTTCCTTATTATGCTATTGGAGATGCCATCTACAGATGTTTTCCATATAGCAAATGCTGCGTACCAGACGGCTACGATACAGAAAATGAATGTATTGACAAATGCCCAAATCCTTGTCCAACATGTGCTGAGAATCATGTGAATATGGGATGGATATCAGTTGCTGACCCTGAGGAGGGCTATGATGGATTGGATAAATGTCGAAAAGGAGACAGAATAGTCTGCTGTCCTTCAACAGTTTCTCTAGGATTGGTAAACTATAGCCAACCCATATTAGGTCCTAGCACAGAAGGCGGAACTGATGTAAAATGCTCATATTTCCCTATCGTAAATACTGAAGGAGATACAGTATATGTTAATTGGCAAATTTCTAAACATCGTTGTAATGATGGAAGATGTTTAGATAACTGCGTAGAGTGCGACTGAGCTACTAACTAAAGGGTCCAACATATGGCAATATTTAGTACAAATTTTAATAATCCATTACCCAAAACCAATATCGATTCTGACAATCCATGTTATTGGATAATATATAAACCTACTCCATATACTATAAATTGTGGAGATAAAGATGTTTCATTAGAAGTTCCAATCGCTCCAGAAAAAATTAATCATAGTATTTCTACTACATGGTGGTCAAATAATCAACATTTAATTAAAGCTATTATTCCTTGTGATCAAATATCATTAGATATAAATGCTTCAGGACAAATCCCATATTGTGTCATATCACCACTAGACAATACTAATAGCTCGTATGTTAAAGACTGCGTATCCTTATATCCAGAAGCTCAAAAACTCATAGAATTTTTACAAAATAATGATTGTGCTCTAGACAATCCAAATCATCCAGTACTATCATGGTTTAACAGTATCATTGCCAATAATCCAGAAATAATAAATTCTTCACAAAAATTTTTAACAAGTTTTACTAAACCTTGCGATAACTGTAATGTTTTTTGTGATTCTTGTGTTCCTTTTGGACAATATGCTGTAACTAATGCATTATTAGAGCATAATGGATTAGAAATTTCTGGCAGCAGCATATCAGTTAATAATGAAGATATAGATCTTAATGATTATTTTAATACTAATTTATTACCTATAGTATCATATTCCAAACAAAGCATATCAAATAAAATCTTTTTAACTAATGAAACTTCTGATTTAAATTTTCAAATTCCATCTTGGTTAGGATTTAATAAAGCTCTGATTATAGATGATCAAGGCAACTTGTCTTCACATAACGTAATACCAGGTCAAATTCTTCAGCTATCAGATACTATTATTCTTGGCGCTACAACAGAATCTGCTCCGACAGGAGCATCTCTGACAGTATCTGCTCCATCTGCTCCTACAATTTTATCTTTTAGAATCTCCGACGGAGAGTTAGGAGCAAATACAGTTATTACTCTAGCACCTAATCCTAATATAAGCAATGAAGATATTGTAAAATCATATGCGTTTAGATTTAATGGAGTTGCAATACGTCCAAAAAGAGTAGGTCCAGCAGATGCTATACAAGATGTAGCAGAAGGTTTGTCAAATAACGAATATGAATTCGAAGGATTATTAGATGGACAATATGTTACAGTGGCTTCTGTCGGATCAAATACTATAGGATCATACGGAGACTCAGTATTTTTAGGGTCAGGATGTTGCTATATTTCTGATGGAACAGTTTTTGATGGGATTGAAGAAAGTTGTCAAGAATATACAACAGATACAGAATTATCCTATACATGGAGTGAAAATAGTTGTGCTCCAACAGGATCATGGAATGTCGGATATATCGTAACTGATAGTGGCTTATTTAAAGATAAATTTTTTATTACAGGATGTAACTCTGGAACTTTTGATAGTTGGCTTAACTCATACAATTCTGGAATCGCAACTAATTTTAGAAGAAACGTAGACTGTTCGATTTTATCAACGGGTACCGTCTATGATACTTTAAGACCAATACCAACAGGAGATAATATTAATCTTGATATATCTCCAAGCCTATCTCTAACATTCGATAGTGTATTGTCACAAGGCTCAACAAAAATCTCATATACAGATAATATGTTTACTTTTTCTACAGATGCTGCAACTAGTGGAAATATCGGATTTGTAATTGCAAAACCTGAAAACTTTACATATGGGGATGAAATTTTAAGTTTATCTCATGAAGGAACAATAACTTCAGTACCATTCGTATTAGAAGGAAACAACATAGTATGTTCTAATGTATTCGCCAACAATACACATTACAATCCAGCAGAGTCAGGATTTTTAGATATCAATTATTCTTCACAAGATATTAAGCCAGCTGTTATGCCCAGAACTCATACTATTGGAATTTTTCAGTTTGTTCCTGCTGGCGCTTCAGCTACTGCTCAATTTGGTCAGCATTATATAAATCTATTTCATACTCATTCTGATCAGATATATTTTACGGATGCTAACAATAAAAGAGTTGATCTTAGTAGATATGTATCAAATTCATATTTAAGTCCAGTTATATATCCAGAACCAATAATTGTTCAATCATTATCTAATGATGAATTTTCAGCTTGTGTTGCTATTGGACCTCCTCAAGGATGGTGGGACCCTGATGCTAGAAATATAGAAAATGATTTTACATTACCATTAGCTCCTAATCTTCTGGAGTATCCTTGTGAGAATCCTTTCTATATCCGCGGCGGATATAATATAAACGATTTATTTACATTTGAATGTGGATGTTGGATTGTGTTAATGTCAAGACAACAGGCATTAGATCTAGCTATAGCAATTGCTACAATTGTACTAACAATGGCGAGACTTTATAAATTATTATCCGGCTTACTTCCAGCCATATTATCTCTTGATAGTCAGATTTCTAGTAAAAATGCAGAAAAAGATAATTTATTAGATATAATGAAAAGAGCTACAGAGGCAATGCAGCGCATTGAGGGCGAACATCCTCAAATTCCTGGAGCTTTTCCTCCTGATTTTGGTTGGGTAAATCATATTGATAAGCATGATGATGGATACGATGGTCCTAGAGTTATAATTGTATTTCCAACTTACGATGAAGATGGAAACAAAATTACATTATCTTGGGATGAATGGTTAGCGAAACATCCATTTGATGAAAATCTCCAAAATTTAAATAATATTTATGAAGATTATCAGGCTTGGGTTAATAATAAAGAACTAAGAGATGGAGCTGATTGGAATATGCGTGGTTTAGATAAAGAAATAGCAAAACTAGTTGCAGAAGTAGAGCCACTAAGAAGTGAAGCACAAGGTATACAAGCTCAGTTAGCAGGGTTAGCCGCTTCATTAGCTCTTCTAAAAAGTCAACTCGATCAGTTTATGAATGGACCAGCTTTTACAGAAAGAAAAACTTGTAATCCTGGCTTTGATTTTTGTGCATGGAATGCGCTTTATGATGTTTGCGGTGGATCAGCAGAGCCCAGAGCATATTGGGAAAAAGGATACTCTCCAGATGGAGTAAGATTAACAATGCCACAAGGATGGCCAAGCTGTGATTGTTGCTCAGATTGTGAAGCGTGTGCAGATCCTCCACCAGAAACAGGATGGGGAGAAGCAGCTTCAAGTCCTTGTCAAACATGTCCTGATGGATATACCTCATACTGGGTACAGCACTCAGTAGTTGATCCAGACGTTTTTGATCCTTCTGACCCTTGTGAAGTAAGCGATAAAGTATGCTGTCCTCCCGCTAACACTCTTGGGGCTTTTGGTTATACTCTTGAAGGTATCGGTCCAGTAACTGAAGGAGGAACAGATAAATGCAGATACTTTAACATATCAGATCCAACAGCACCAGTACTATCTACTAATTGGGAAATAGCAAAACGCTGTTGTGATGGAGAATGTGTAAATTATTGTGATGATTGTTAAAACTAATTAAAAGGAAAATCTAATGCCAATATATAATATTAATAATCAAAATAGCACCCAATATGATGCTCCAGTATTATTATCAAATAATAATATTACATTAAATAATAAGTATGGCTATAATTTTGATATTAGTTTACCAATTATTGATAATTTTAAAATTAAATCTAAATATTATCCATTAAATTTTAGTAATGATAGAATATTAAATAAAAGCCAAATAGTATCTAGTAACTTGTCTCGTGCTACAAATCATAATCTTAGTATTAATGAAGAAAAATTTGGTAATTTACTACCATCTCAATCTAGCATACATATTGCTAATCCGTGGAAAAGGCCGAATAACTAAGAATAGTATAAATCTATAAAAGTAGTGTATAATATAGTAATACTACATAAAGGAATTTTATATTATGGCTATTTATCAACCACAGATTCCTCCAACAGGATATCAGACCGCCGACCCATATGATATTTGGGAATTAAGTTTGACCGAATTCCCACCTACAAACTCTTATTATTGCAATAATAACAGAATCTATTATGACCGAAATGACATAGATAAAAATGTTTTTAATCAACTTGATCAACAAGATAAATATCTTAGCAATTTTAGTTATCCTGATGAGCTAGCTTTCGGAGTAAATTTTGCAAGAGCTAATAATAGACGCTTAGGTGTTGATAATTTTAAAAGTGGAATGGTATATAATTTATATTTAAATACATTTATTACGGAGTAATTATCAATGCCAATACCAAATAATTGTAATGATATTCCTGATAATGTGATGGAAGATGCAGCAGAAAAAAATGAAAATGACTACAACAATTGTAAGGATCCTGCTACGGGAGGTAAAGATAAAGATAGGGTTATACGAGTAATGCAAGGAGATAAAGTTATTTATGAAAGCACAGCATTAGATAAACTTATTAAAGATCTTGAAAGAAAATTTCCAAATGGAATCCCACCAGAACAAGCTGCCCCAGTTTATAAAAAAGCTATAGATAATATTCTGAAACCAGGAACAGAGGGTAGAAAAGCTATAGATGGAGCAAAAGGTCCAGTTAAAATTGTAGTAGGAGTACTATGCCCATCTAAAAATCCAACAGTACCATCCACCACTCCAATACCAGGAATAGCCAGACCATGACACCATATCGCCCAACCTATAATTATGGCATAAGCACGAATACTTCTTCACGCAATTTTACTTGTGGCTATGTTCCTAAAACGACAGAAGCTAATAGAGGCGGTTTGGATAAAATTAATGATGATCGTCTTAGATATAATAGATTTTCATCAAAAGATTTAATTAATTTTGCTTTAGATAATAATGATCCAGTTTATGAATGTCCTCCACCAGAACCAACTCCAACACCAGATATTTATACTTTACCTAATTTAGTAAACAATATACCATAAGGATAATATATGGCATCTATTATTAGTCAACCGTTATCCACAAGTGCAACAGCTGGAACAACAATATCTTTTACGGTAGCTGTTGACAGAATTGGAGATCCTACTCCATCTGTCGGAGCTATTCAATATGATTATCGTATTACTTATGATTGGCAATATCGAATTGATAGTTCATCATCGTGGATATCTGCTAATAGAAAAATTACTAAAAATACTTTTATTCCAAGTACATGGACAGGATCAACTAGAAATTCAGTGTATAGCGATACATTAACAATAAATGCATCATTAGGTAGAAATAATAGGCAGTATAGATGCATTATAACTTATCAGAGAAGAAACTATGGTATCAATGTTAATATTTTTGAACAAACATTAATTTCTCTACCAGCAACGATAACTATTTTAGATAGACTCAATATATTTAATTTACAATCTTTTGATTTAATACCAAATGAAGATATCATATATAAAAATGCATTAATTGAAGCTGCTAATATCTGGAATAATTTTATTAAATATCCCAAATTTTTATTAGATTATTTAACAAGTTCACAAACAAATTTTAATGGATTGTCATTATCACAATACAGAAAAAAGAATGAGAATGCTTCATGGATTGCTGGAGTTATAAGAATAGAAAATATTAATTTTAGCTCTACAGCTCGTCCAGTACTCAAGTTTTATAGATATTTTGAACTAGACGTAAATTCCAAATATTTTATAAATACATTTGGATCTCCATACACATATAACGATTGGGTAAAAATACTCACTCACGAATTAGGACATGCTTTGGGTATTGGTGCTTGGAATAATTTTCTTGAGATTAATGAACTTGCTCCGTTTACAGGATCTTTACCAAGATTAACAAGATTCACGCATCCCAGTACGGTTAATAGCTATAATAGAATAGCCTTAAATGTACCATTGACCAGAGAAAGTGTGCCAGTTGAGAATGTTGGTCCTATAGGATCATCTGGGGTTCATTGGCAAAATAACTACGTTCCCGCAAGATCTGCAATATCAGGATCTATAGAATATATAAGACCAGACTATAATGGAATATATAATGAATTAATGGTTAAAACATATCGTTCAGATAATATTATTACTCCTTTATCCATAGGATATTTACAAGACTTAGGATATGAAGAGGTTTCTCCTGGCGCTAGACAACCAGGAATAATAACCACAGATAATGGTAGAACTCCATTAATTAATCCACAATCAATATCAGAAAACTTTTGCAAAACATGTAATAATGTATATTTATCATAGTAGCATACTGAATAAATCTCAGAATGGGCAAACTTCTCCAAGTTTTAATAAATTTCAATGTGATACCATAAAATATGTCAAAATTTATCATAAATAATAATATTGCAGAAAATAATCAAAATCAGAATGCGTATTTTAATAAGTATCAAACTGTCGAACAAACAGGAATTATTCCATCCAATAATCCTAGTATAAGATATAATCAAACATTATTTGATCAAAATCTTAATAGTGTTATTTATCAAGGTAATAATCTCACATCAAATAATGATGCCAGATCAATTACTTTAAACTGGACTCCACAATCGATCAGAGAATTTACATATAATATACTTACAAATAATTTTGAAATAAATTATCCAATTACTGACTCATATAATTTGTGTGATCAAAAAATTTCTATAGTATTTCAAGCTGGTAATACTCATTGGACAAGATTTTCTAATAGCTCATTATCCTATCCTATAAATCATCAATTCTCTAGAGTTAATCAATCTGATCATAAATTAGATTGTCGCATTAAACTTCCTAAGCCTCGTGTTGGTCCGCCAGATGAATGCGATTTAACTTTTAATTTTACTTATTTTGTTGAAAATTCTGTACGCAAAGTTCGTGTTATAGTCTCTAGTATTCCAACAGCATGTTTACTATTACAAATTAAATTTTTTGATGATATGTCTACACCACTATCTGATTGGATTAATGTTCAATCTATTAACAGTCTACAAACTGATATAGAGATACCATTTTTTAGTGATGAGGTATCCAAAGCGATTGTTAGACTATACTCATGTGAATATCTGTACTAAAACAAGAAAGTGATTTTATGGACATTTTAAATAGCATACAAATACAATCACAACCAGACACTTGCTTAAGTAAAGAATTTTATTTTGTTATTCCAGAAAATATTGGAGGATATAATCCAGATTATTTATACTTTCTTGGAGAACCAGGAACAGTGGTGTCTATTCGATATCTTGGAGAAACACATACAGTAACTATAGGCTCTAATAATCTAGCATCTTATAACTTTCCTAGTTATAAACAACTTAGTATCTCTTATTCTCAATTATTGGTGCCAGATTATAGAGGCATAAAAATAGTATCAAGTAAAACTATTACATGTCACTATTTATATCGTAATGCTTATGCTTGTAATGGAACAGGACTATTACCAATAGAACAATTATCTAAATTATATTACATATGTCCATTCTTTTCACAAGGTCTTTATGCAACTGCGAACATTAATATAGTTAGTACATCAAATAATAATGTAATTACAATCACTAATTTAAAGAATAATGGGAAAAAAACATATACATTACAAGATGGACAAACCTTAAAACATAGATATGCAGGAGAGAGGGCTGGTAATGGACGCTTATTGCCAGGACCAGTATTTAAAATAGAAAGCACAGAAAAGATAGCTGTTTTTATAGATAGTCTCTGTTATGTTTGGGTAGGTGCGTGTAATTCTCAAATTTGTCAAATATATGGATATGAATATTTTGATAAAACTTTTATTTTACCATTAACCCAAAATTATAATAATGTTATAGGATATAATCGTGAATGGAAAAATGATTTTGAGGGAGAGCACCTAGTTCTTCGTACTGGAGATGCTTTTAAGATTTTATCTGTAGATGCTAACAATACCATTTCTATAAATGGAACATCAATAACTTTAGGACAATATGAGACTTATGAAAAATTATCTGTAACTAGTCCAACTATGATAACAGCAACATATCCAATATTTGTATATCAATGTAAAAGAGGTATGGGTACAAACGATATTGGCGATGCGTCAATGAATGCTATTTTTCCATTCAATAGATTATCAAAAAGATATGTTCTAGCACTTCCTCCATTGCCTGTTAGCGATACTAAAGATAATCCAAAATATTATGCTCTTATTGGTATCAAACAAAATGCGTTATCTAGTGTTAAAGTTAATGGTACACTATTAAATAGTACTGAATTAAATAATTTTATTACTATTCCAGGAACAGATTATGTTAGTGGCTGGATAGAATTATTAGGATCTAAAAATAGACTTGATGGATCTTCAGCTACTGCCTATATATTCGAAGCATCAGATAATTTTATTGTAATACTTGATGGATATAATTGGTATGATTCATATTTATTTAGTGCTGGTGGAAGTATGTGTGAGAATTTAATACCGAATTTGCCAACCCCAAATCCAAATCCATCTGCTACTCCAACTCGCACTCCAACTCTTACCCCAACTCCAACTATAACTCAGACTCCTACCATAACTCTAACCCGCACTCAAACTCCAACACCTACTCCATCTCCAAGTATAGCTGCGTCCCCTACACCTACTCCTACTCTTACTCCCACTATTTCACTTACTCCTTCTTATACCCCTACTCATACTCCTACTTGTACCCCTACTCCATCACATACTCCTCCTCCAGTAGCATGTTGCTATACATTAGGAAATATTATTGATTTTACAATTGTGCCATAAAACATAATATACTGATATGGTGTATAATTATATATTATAATCATATTAATAATGGTACAAAATTATGTCAAAATATATTATCAATAGTGGATTATTATCAAATAAACAAAATGATTTAGCCTATTATAATCGTTTTGAAACAGTACAAGACACAGGTATTGTTCCTCCTAATAATTCTAATATTAGATATAATAATACATTATTTGACCAAAATAATAATTTATCTACATATATTAATAATGAGAAATCAAATAATAATGCCAATTCTATAACAATAGATTGGACCCCTCAATCTGTTAGGAATTTTAAATATAATATATTACAAGATAAATTCAATGCTGGATATCCTAAAAATTATACTTATACTTTTTGTGATCAAAAATTATCTACAGTATTCAATATGGGATCAAAACACTTTAGTGTTGATCAAACTGTAGACACATCATATCCTAGATATCAATCCATAAGTATCGTAGAAGATAATATTAATAATCCATTCTTGTGTGGATTTACTCCTCCATCATGTCAATCTGTTATTTGTCCATCAGGACAAACTTTTGATCCAGCATCTTGTGCTTGTGTTAGTCCTCCATTATGTATTCCTCAACCTTTAGAGCCATGCTCTCCAACTATTCAGTATGCAACATTAAAACCAAAAATTCAAGGATATGCATGGTACCTAGATAGTCCCAAAAATATTACTATTCCAGATATGGGAGTTTTTACTGCAACTTGCGGAGGTGGACATATTTGTGATTATACTTTATTTAGACCTATTCTAGTATTTCCTGATAATTCTACTATAGAAGCAAATAGAGATATTAATCTCAATAATGCTTTTGATCCAAATCCCAATAGAATTCCTGTTCCTGGTTTTATTGGTCTTCCTTACGAAAGATCTGATACTTTTGAATTTGTGGTTGATGATGTTTCTACTCTAGACGGAGCAAGAGTAGAGTTAGTGTGTCAAAATAGATATTGTCACGGTGGAGTAACTTTTATTGTTTTAGTTGCAGAAACAGTAGAAACAAATGAGAAAGTGTTAATATTTGCAACGTGTCTTGCTCCTGGTCCAGTAAAAAGCAAAGTTATAGGATATGTTGATTGTCCTGGGTCGGATCCTGGTCCATGCGATACTCCTCCTCCAACATCATCTCCCACTCCTACTCCCACCGTGACCTCCACAGTTCCTGAAACACCAACTCCAACACCGACAGTGACTCCTACATTAACAGAAACACCAACTCCTACACCAACATCAACAGTTACTCTCACACCAACTTTAACAACCACTCCAACACCAACTCCTAGTCCAGCAAATAATAGCGCATGCTGTTTTTGTGAAAATATAGGTAGTCCGTCTTTCCAATTCCACGGACCAGGTACAGTAGGAGGAGAACCAACTCAAGCTTGGTTTTTACTAGTACAAAATTGCGGAATAACAGGCGAAATGTTAGAATCAACAAATACTATAACCATTAATTGCAATGGAACGCAGTATCAAGTCGAATGGACGTACTCCGGATTAGACAACTCATTTGGAGGAAAGATATACGATGCAACAATCACCCCAATTTAATTTTCATTGTCAGTTTAGATGCGGTAATAACAGTCCAGCAATATGCAAATATCAATCACTAAGACTTGGACATATTGTTAAAGCTTCTTATTTATTTTGTAATAATAGTTGTCCTAAAAATATATATGAGGATGCACAGGAAGATGATAATTTTTTAAAAACATGTTTCAATAGACGATATGATATAAATTTTATTCAAGAAGTTATAGATAAATATAAAAAACAAACAACTATTACCATTCCCAAAATTTGGGATACTATCAATACTACACTAGTTCCGCTACTAAAAGATTACTCTTGGTTCAAAGATATAGGGCTCACAGGATCCATTATTGTTGATGGAGTAGAAAACCATAAAGATATAGATGTTGTTATATATATCAATAATATCCATAGCTATACCGAATGGCACAATAACAATACGTTACCATCTCATATATCAGACTATAAAATTGATTATTACATTTATATTGATCCTTACTGTCAGTTTTTTGTTTCTGTATGGCCTAACTCAAACAGTATTATCATAAATAAAACCTTTGAACATAATGTTAAAATTCCTGTTGGCTATAGTATTTCATATAATAATTTTAATTTTGAAAAATACCTTAATTAATTTCAGGAAATAATAATGTCTATTTTTTCTATTAATAGCTCAATAAACACCAATCATCAAAATTATAATGCATACTATAATAGATTTGATAATATTGGAAGTACCGGTGTCATACCATTAAATAAAGTAAATATTAGGTATAATAAAACACTGTTTGATGATAATGCTAAAAATATTTATAATAGTACTTTTACCATTGATAATAGTAGAAGATCCATTAGCACAGACCTTACTGCCACTTCTATAAGAGAATTTAAGTATAATATACTACAAAATTTATTTGAGCCAGGATATCCTCAAAATTCTCAATATAATTTATGTGACCAAAATATATCTACTACTTTTGCTATTAATGGAAATACTCATTTTAGCTCCAATCTCAAATCAGGAACAAGTTACCCAAATAACCACTATATAACAATAATAGAAGATCAGAATAATTATAATTTCTTTAATTGCAAGCCACTATTAAATACATATGTTTCCGATCAGATTAGAGCTTTAACTGCTAATAAAGATAGTAAATCTAGATATTTTGATGGTATTCAACAAAATGGTTTATATGGTCTTGATTTATTTTTAGATTTTTACCAAAATAATGTTAATAGTGGACTTGATGATGATTCAGAAAGAACCAAAAATTTTGTTAGAAATCCTAATTGTTGGGCTTATGATATTGATTTAACTTGCTGTTCGCCATGGAATATGCATCCCACATTAAGATTACCTGGAGGATATTTAACAACTACCAGTAATCATACTGCTGGAACTCTTATTAGCCCTAGGCATGTTATATTCTGTAAACATGCTGATTTTTATCCACCCATAGGTAGTGATATTAGATTTATTACAAAAGATAATCAAACTATAACAAGAAATATTACTAATATTATTAAAGTACAACCTATTTCTGGTAATGGGGCTACCGATTATGCTATAGGATTATTGGACAGCGATGTTCCTGACTCTATCAGTTTTGCTAAAGTTTTACCAGATAATGCTTTTGAAAGAATGCAATTAGAATGGTTAACTCCTGGATTACCTGTTGGAAATATTATAAATAAAATACATATTATACAATTAAATCAAGATAAAAGTGTAAGAATAAGTGGATTAGGCTTATGGTTTAATGTATGGTTCTATTTAACAAATTCTGGAGGCATAGATAATTCATTACAAGAATTTATTTTTAATATAAGACTATATGATTCTGGTAGTCCTAATTTTCTTGTAATAAATAATGAACCCATCCTCATAGGATTAGATTTGGGACCTAATAGAATACATCAACATAGACTAGATATTAATACAGTAATGAATCAATTAGGAGGAGGATACGAATTAACATCATACAATCTAGATAATTTTGCAGAATGTGTTGCCCCAAGTTTATCTTCGTCTCTACCACCAACGCCATACCCAACTCCTTCAGCAGCACCTCCACCACCACCAAATTATCCCGCTATTTTATATGGTTGTGAAATTGTTAATAATAATGGAATTCCTGATACTTTTACCTTTAGATATGTTGGATCATATGTATGGTTAGATTCTGGACGATATGCATATTTATACTATGATTCTAATGATAGTTTATGGAAAATTAATATTAATTATTTAGATTCTTATTATTCAGATGATATTTTTGGAATATGGAAAATTCTTTCAGACCAAGCTATTCCAGGATACAATATAGATGATCCTATTTCAGGATATATATCATCAAATAGTGATTGTTCTCAGTCATTGTCTACGCCAACACCAACACCAACGGTAACTTCTACTCCAACTTTAACTCCGACACCTACTTTAACAATTACTCCTACGCAAACGCCAACACCAAGTGCAACACCAGTAACTCTGATTTCATTTACTAGAAGTAATGCTTATGCTGTGAGTTCAGATAATAATTGGGGCGTATTAAGAGGTGTTATAACAAACAATATTCCTAACTGGGGTCAATCATGAAAAAAAAATATTCTCTTGTATTAAAAAAGAATTGCAATAAAGAACAGTTTAAATCAGATTTATCTGGTATATCATCACTAGAGTTTATACCTAATAGAGAATGTGATATTATTGATATTGTTGATTCTAGAGCACTATTTACTGAGTTAACAGATGAAGAAGTTAACACTTTAAAAAATGATCCAAGAGTTTATAGTATACAACAAACTATGCCATTAGGAAAACTAGAACCGGCAGTAATATTTCCGGTACAGAGTAGCGGAGTAGGACCAAAGCTACAACCAAAATTTTATCAAAATAAACAAAATCATACTAATATTAATGATACTGTATTTAATACTCAAGCTTTAACACAACAAGCCTACGTATCAAATCTCCCAGACGGTTCTGGTGTGGATGTTGTGATTGTTGATGGTATTATTTCTGGCAAATCATCACAAACTTTTTATTCTACAATATTATTTAGCAATACTGATATTCATCCAGAATTTTTAGACTCAAATGGAAATTCTAGAGTAGAATTAATCGATTGGAATACCTATGTTAACGAGCCATCTTCATATCCATATCAGTCTATTATAGAAAACGCAAATCCATCTGTTATGGATAATAATATTCACGGAACACACGTTGCAGGAACAGCTTGCGGCAAAACATTAGGATGGGCAAAAAATAGTACAATATTTAATATTTCTCCATACAATGGCCCACTTGCAGCAAATGAATTTAAATTTTTAACAGCAATTAAAAATTGGCATTTATCAAAAACAAATAATAGACCAACAGTTACTAATCATAGTTATGCCTTCCGTCTTCCTGTGTTTGATACTAGATATATTAATAAAATTACAAAAGATGGAATAGAATATATTGCTCCTAGAGAAACAGAAAGGGCAATAGTAGAAGTCTCATCTATAACTCAAAGCGGTCAAATGGAATCTTTCAATATTATTAATTCTGGTAATGGATATACCAACAGACCAGATATATCATTTAATGGTGGTGGCGGAGATGAAGCAACATTAACCATGGCTAGTGGCACTATAAAAGAAATAGTAATAACAAATATTGGATCGGGATATAATCCTAGTAGTCCACCAAATATGCTATTTTCTTCGTCGCCAGCTGGTCTAACAGCATCAGGAGTATGTTCTGTTAATGAGAGTGGACAAATTGACGGCATTAATATGATAGAGTGGGGTAGTGGATATGATAATCCTCCTAGTATAACATTTGATGATCCAATTTCTGGAACAACAGCAACAGCCACAACAACTATTGGTTCTAATTTTGTAAAATCCATTAATATTATAAATAGCGCTCCCGCATTGTTAAGAGCGACTATATCACTTTTGTATGATCCTCCATCTATGATAATTAGTGACGGAGGCTGTATAAAAGAAGCATTATGGAAATTATCAGAAGAAGGTAATTTGATATTTAAAAATCAACTTATTATAGTTGATGGATTATATAAAATAGCTACAAAAAAAACAATAATCAATGAAACAAGTTTTAAATATACATTATTGGGAGGGGAATATAACTCTATTCCAAATGTTTCATTTAGATATTGGAGTAGTGGAGGGCTTATAGCAGGACCACAAGCCAGGGCTGTTATAAATAATGAAGGTAAAATTTCTGAAATAATACCATACTGGATATTAGATCCATCATATAGTGTTGAAGGTGCTGGATGGTTTACTTCTATTCCTCAAGTTTACATAACAAATGGTGGAGGATTTAGTGAGCAAACATTAGAAGATTTTGAAATGGTATTGTCAACAGATATATCTTCCATTGGTTTATTTTATCCTACTTATATTTGGATTAATAATGCAAGAAATATCATTATGGATTCAATTATAGAAGATCTTATCGAAGCTAATATTATAGTTGTTGGAGCAGCCGGTAATTTTAGTTGGAATATAAAAAGACCAGGTTCTAGCGGATATGATACTACGCTTGAAGTTAATTATTGTAATAATTTAAAAGATAATCCTTCAATACCATATGAAGATAATATTGATAATTTTTTACAATATCCTACTTTTAATCTACCTTGGGGCGATAATATATATGACACATTACCATTACAAGGGTCAAGTCCAACAGCAGCTAGCGGAGTAATATGTGTTGGATCTATGTCCACTTCATGTTGTCCAGAAATAAAATCTGATTTTAGTAATACAGGAGAGAGAATAGATATATATGCAGCAGGAAGCAATATCCCTTCAGCTTTAGTATTTAATAATACCGATTGGTATCACCTAAGTAACAAGCTATATGAAGCTGCAGACTATCCAACCGATAATAGATTTGGCATTATCAAGCTTAATGGAACTAGTATGGCTAGTCCACAAGTTTGTGGAGCAATAGCAAGTTATTTAACAGAAGGTAACGTAGCGAGATCAGAAAATATAGTAGAGCAAGTTAGACAATGGATTAGTGATAATGGAATACCAGCATTATCCGGCTTGGCTTTCCCATATAATCTTTCTAATGGAACAAATAAAATTTTACATTTTCCTAATATAACAGTGCGATACTGACAGTATAAAAAAAGCGAACACCCTAAAAGAGTATTCGCTTAGTTTAAACAATCATAATAGATTATTTTAATAGTTTATCCAATTATTATATCCATAAGGATAATAGATATCATATCTATCAATAGGATAAACAACCTGAGTACCATAATAAACAGTAATTGGCCTATATTGTATTGTATTTTCTACAACTGGTACCATTCTCACATTTTGGGTTACTATTGGACTATAATAATGCCCATAATAGTTATAGTATGTTGGATGACCACTATATACAACTACTGGTTGTGGAATAACCTGATACTGTTGGGCTGGCTTATGACACCAGTTGGCACCACAGCAACACAACAATAACATCAGTATCGAAATGTATTTCATGCTTCTACCACATCATTAGATACTGGTGTTACATTATTTGATATGATTTTCTTTGGGCGACCCCTACTCTTTTTGAGAGATAGTTTGCGTCTTTGGCGACGAACCATAGCAGTACTAATATTCTGTCCTGTCATTTGGCTCAACTTTGATGCCAATGCCTCATCACATAGAATACCATGGTTGTTTTGAATAAAATCTAATTCTGCATTTGACCATTTTTTATAATTAGCCATAAATCTGTTCCTTTTATGTATATTGACTAAAAACATATCAACCTTATTATACTAAAGGTTGACAAGTTTCGTGCAAGGAGTTTTTATGACAAAACAACAAATTAATCTTACCGATTCTGTTTTGGATATCAAAGCATCTGGTTGTGATGTTTCTGATCGTGCTATTGCAGCAGACTTAAATTTACCAGAAGGCAAAACCATAGCAGAACTATTAAATGAACAAAAAGAAAAAAACAGACAATAAAGTTTCAGAAGAAGATTTTTTAAGAGTACTAGAGAATATAGGCAAAAGATTAGCTCATAAATTTCGTTTTGGCTATCACGATATAGAAGATATGAAGCAGCAGGCAGCTATTTTTGCTCTAGAAGGCTTAGAAAAATATGATAATAAAAGACCATTAGAGAATTTCTTATGGACACACGTAAGAAATAGATTGTTTAATTATAAACGTAATAATTATCAACGACCAGATATTCCTTGTTTATCATGTCCTCTATATGATCCTAACTATAAAAACTCAAAAAATCAATGTTCTAAATATGCAAATAAAGATGATTGTGAATTGTATTCTACATGGGCGTCTCGCAATATTGCCAAAAAAAATATTATGCAACCATCATATATAGAATATGATATTAGTAATAATAAAAATTTTGATTCTAAGATGCAAAATCATGAGATTATCAAACTATTAGATGAAAATATAGAGCCAGAATTCAGAGAAAGTTATTTAAGACTTAAGCATGGTGAGAAAATTCCTAAACAACAGCTTAAAAAATTACAAAGCCATATAGAATTGATTATAGGAGAAGATAAATGTCAGGAAATATTCCCAAAAAACGAGGACAATTAAGTCTTGAAGAAGAAAAGTTTATTAGAGAGAATATTATAGTTCTATCCGTTGAGGAAATAGCAGAAAATTTAAACAGAAATCCTGAGCCTATAAAAAGATATATCAAAGAAAATAATATAACTGCTAGCGAAAATGCTAAGGATCTTGAACTTTTAAAAAGAAAATTACATACTAAAACCTTTTGGCATGAAATTACTAGACAGTTTGATAGTGATACCGGAGAACTAGCATACTTTGAGGATACCTGGATAGGATTAATTCAACAGTTTAGAGAGGATGTTTTACCAGCAGAAGAACTACAAATTAAACAATTTATTACCATAGATATTCTTATTAATCGTAGTATGAAGGAGAGAAAAAGACATATTGCAGAAACAGACAAATTACAACAGCTTGTAGATAAAGAATATGAAAAACCAGAAGATCAAAGAGATATACCTAAATTGGCTAATCTGGAAACACAATTAAGTTTCGCTCGTAATAGTATTGCTAATTATACAAATGAATATACTAAACTACTTAATGAGCAACAAAAAATTAGTAAAGATTTAAAAGCAACCAGAGAGCAAAGAATCAAAAGAATAGAAGATGGTAAAAGTTCTTGGATAGGATTAATACGTATGTTAGAAGACGAAACCATAAGAGAAAAAGAAGGTAGAGAAATGGAGATTCTCGCCATCGCAACAGAAAAAAATAAAAATAAACTACAAGAATATCATCAATATCAAGATGGTATAATAGATCAACCATTTTTAACACCAGATAGCATACAATGACTAAAACAGCAGCTATAACAGGAATAACTGGACAAGATGGAAGTTATTTAACTGAACTATTACTTAATAATGGATACAATGTTGTAGGACTATATAGAAGAAGTAGTAACTCTAATTTTCAAAGAATTAAACATTTACTTGGTAATAAAAGATTAATCTTAGAAGAATTTGATGTTACTGATCCTGCAGATTGTGTTGATATTATAACCAAACATAGACCTCATCATTTTTATAATTTGGCAGCACAAAGTCATGTGGCCACGAGTTTCAAACAGCCAACCACAACATTTGAAATTAATACTATTGGAGTAATAAATATATTAGAAAATATCAGAAAGTTTTCATCAACAACTCGATTTTATCAAGCTAGTACTAGTGAAATGTTCGGATCTAATTATATTTTAGATGAGCATGGCGAAAAATACCAAAATGAAACCACTGCTTTTTTACCTCAGAGTCCTTATGCTGTTTCTAAACTGTCTAGCCATAGAATGATACAGATCTATAGGGAAGCATATGGGTTATACGCTACCAGTGGCATATTATTTAATCACGAAAGCCCACGACGTGGTGAAAACTTTGTTACTAGAAAAATTACTAAGTATATCGGTCATTTGGTTAATAAAAAAACAACCGAAAGATTAAAATTAGGAAACATTAAAGTTTTAAGAGATTGGGGTCATGCTAAGGATTATGTGCTTGCTATGAGGTTAATGTTATCTCATGGTAATCCTGATGATTTTGTTATTAGCACAGGATACTCTCATACCGTTGAATCTTTTCTTGAATATGCTTTTAAGTGTGTCAATTTGAATTATTTAAACCATATAGAAATTGATCATAATCTTTACAGACCAATGGAAGTTGAGTTTTGCAGAGGAGACTCGACAAAAGCTAAAAATATTCTAGGATGGCAACCAAAAATATCATTTGAACAATTGGTAGAAGATATGGTTTTTTCAGACATAGAGAGTACTAGGTATGAATAGAGACTTTAATGATCCTAGTTACAAACGATGGAGACAGGACGTATATAAAAGAGATAATTTTAAGTGTCAATGGCCAAATTGTAATATGAAAAGAAAACTTAATGCTCATCATATAAAAACATGGGCACACAATATTGGTTTAAGATTTAATACAGATAATGGTATTACTTTGTGCTCATATCATCATAAATTGATCAAAGGATTAGAACACCTATATGAAGCAATATTCCTAAAAATAGTAGCGAGTAAAAAATATGGTAAATCATAATGACTTTGTGATAATTGTGGACACCAGAGAGCAGCAACCATGGGAGTTTCCACATCATGCTACTGCTAATAGAAAACTTGATACTGGCGACTACAGCGTAGAAGGATTAGAAGATATAGTTTGCATAGAAAGAAAAAAAAGCGCTAGTGAATTTGCTAATAATATTGTAGAAAGTAGATTTGCAGATGTTATATCTCGTCTTAGTAATATTAAATATTCTTTTCTTCTAATGGAATTTGATTTAGAAGACCTATTAATTTACCCTATAGGAAGTACAGTTCCTAAAAAAATGTGGGATAAAATAAAAATAACTCCAGCATTTTTGATTAAAAATATTTTAGAGTTGCAGATTAATCATAATATTATAGTATATTTTTGTGGAGACTCGTCTAATGCTCAAAAAATGGCAGAGTACATACTTAAAAAAATCTATTATATAGAGGAAGTAGTTAAAAAAAAGGAGAAAAAAAATGAAACTTAATAAAGAAATTGTGATTCAACAGCCACCATATACAGCTTCTAATGGAACCATAGTCAAGCCAGAACCAATGACATATACAGAATTAGATGTTACATATATTATTAGACCAATAAATAATACTATATATGCACAGATCGCTGGTATACCTAGTCCAATTATGCTTTTACAAGAAGATAATATTGGAGTTTTGAATTTAACAATCGAAAACTTAGAAGCTATATTATTGAATAAGTTAGGAGAAGACCCTCAGAGTTTCTTACAGTCTTTATTTCCAAAAACACTAGAATCTGATCCTGATGGACCAGGAAGTATCTTATCTGGAATGATAGCTTCTATGGGTATTAAGACTACTCCGACCTGTAGCTGTAAGAGACATGCTATAGAAATGAATGAGAAAGGTAGTGATTGGTGTGAGCAAAATATGCCTACTATTCTGAAATGGCTAAAAGAAGAAAGTGCTAAACGCAATCTTCCTTTTGTCGAGACTGTAGCAAAAATTATGGTATCTAGAGCGATTAAAACATCACGCAGACTAAAAGCAAAAAATGCCAAATAGTCAAAGTATAATTACTAATTTTGACGATGCCTGGTTAGGCTTAGGAGATTTATCTTCTCTAAGTATCATAGATAATCCTATGATACATAGAAAAGAACAGGACATAGAAAATCCTGATCTTCATTTGATAAAACTCTTAAGAAATCCTAAATATATTGGAACTACTTGTAAACTACTTTTTAATATAGAACTTCATCCTATACAAATAGCAATTATTCAGGAATTTTGGATCAGATCTTTTCCTATGTATGTTGCTAGTCGTGGTTGGGGTAAAAGCTTTTTATTAGCATTATATTCAGTGTTACGATGTGCATTTTTTCCAGGAACTAAAATAGTAGTTGTTGGAGCAGCATTTAGACAGAGCAAGATTATATTTGAATATATGGAAACAATTTGGAGAAATAGTCCTATCTTGCGTAGTATTTTTAGTGGTAATGATGATGGCCCACGAAGAGATGTTGATAGATGTACAATGAGATTAGGGGATAGTTGGACAATAGCAATTCCTATGGGTGATGGTAGTAAGATTAGAGGTTTAAGAGCACATATTATTATTGCTGACGAGTTTGCGTCTATCTCTCCTGATATATACGAAACTGTTGTATCGGGATTCGCAGCAGTTAGTGCTAGTCCAATACAGAATGTTAAAGAACAAGCTCGTAAACAAGCTATGATCCAGGCAGGAATATGGAATGATGATCTTGAAGAACTAAATGTCAAAATGGGTAATCAGGCTATTATTAGTGGTACTGCTGATTATGATTTTAAACATTTTTCTAGTTATTGGAAAAGATACAAAGCTATCATAGAAAGCAAGGGAGATCAGCAAAAACTAACTGACATTTTTAAAGGAGAAGTACCTAGTAATTTTAATTGGAAAGACTATAGTATTATTCGCATACCATATGAATTAATTCCTAAAGGATTCATGGATGATAAACAGGTGAGTAGAGCAAAAGCTACCATCCATACTGGCATATATAATATGGAATATGCAGCATGTTTTGTTAAAGATAGCGAAGGATTTTTCCGTCGCAGTTTAATAGAAAGTTGTGTTGTATCTAATACTAATATTATGATAGATAATAAACCATTAATATTTGATGCAACTATCCATGGAGATCCAAAAAAACAATATATTTATGGAATCGATCCCGCAAGCGAGCAAGATAATTTTAGCATAGTAATATTAGAAGTAAATCCAAATCATAATAAAATTGTATACTGTTGGACAACCAATAGAAGTAATTTTAAGGAAAGACTTAAGAAAGGATTAGCTCAGGATTATGATTTCTATGGATTCTGTGCTAGGAAAATTAGAAATTTAATGAAAACTTTTCATCCTATCAAAATTGGAATGGATGCTCAAGGAGGAGGTGTTGCTATAGAGGAATCATTACACGACCCAGGAAAGATAGAACCTGGAGAACAATTAATATGGCCAATAATTGATCCAGACAAAGCCAAAGATACTGACAATCAGGCTGGTTTACATGTGCTAGAACTAGTTCAATTTGCGAAAGCAGAATGGACCAGCCAAGCAAATCATGGATTAAGAAAAGATTTTGAAGATAAAGTTTTATTATTCCCTGCTTTTGATAATTTGACACTAGGGTTAGCTATGGAAACAGAAGGAAAAGACATCTTTACGGATGATCTTAGTCCATTATATGATAGCTTAAGTGAATGTATATTAGAAATAGAAGATCTTAAAAATGAATTAACAACAATTGTTATGACTCAAACTAGCACAGGACCAAATGCTAGAGATCGATGGGATACTCCGGAAACAAAATTACCAGGAGGCAAAAAGGGTCGAATGAGAAAAGACCGCTATAGTTCATTATTAATAGCTAATATGCTAGCAAGACAAATACATAGATCATTAAAACCTATAGACTATGACATTATTGGAGCAAATGCTAGAGACTCATATAAGGCAGACGGCAACATGTATAAGGGGCCAGATTGGTTTACGGGAGGAGCTAATGATGATATATATACTGGAATTTATAGATAAAGTGTATAATATATAATATAATCAAATTACAATTCTATTAAGATATAATTAAAAATATGGCTAAAAGAAAAACAAAAGACGATATTATTCAAAACTCACCAATTATTCCTCAAGAAGCTTATATTACTTGGGGAGATGATCTAGAAAGTAAAAAAGAAGCTCTTAAAAATTCAGGAGCATCATTAGATGAATTTACTCTTATAGATAAATCTACAGCATCATTTGGTAGATATCGTATGGATTTTTCTAATCTTGATGGACCAACTGGTGGTCGCCCAGGATTAACAAAACAAGATTACTATAATTTCAGACCAGAGGAAGCTCCTCCTGTAAGAATCAAATTAATACTTAAAAAAGCTGAAGAAATTTATCAGAGAGTTGGTTTAGTAAAAAATGTTATTGATCTTATGGGTGATTTTGCTAGTCAAGGAATACGACTAGTTCATAGAAATAAAAGAATAGAAAGATTTTATAGAAGATGGTTCAAGAAAATTAATGGTAAAGATAGAAGTGAAAGATTTTTAAATAATCTATACAAGAGTGGTAATATTGTTATAGATAGAAGAACTGCAAAGATTAGTTTAAAGATCACAGATAAATTATATAAGAGTTTAGGATCCCCAGATATGATCCTATCTGATACTGATGAAATCAATATAGAGAAAAGAGAGATACCATGGAAATATACTTTTATAGATCCTGTATTTGTTGACGTTACTGCTGGAGCGCTATCTTCATTTGTTACAAACAAAACTTATGAACTACAGGTTCCTCCTTCCTTAAGAAAAATTATTAATAATCCAAAAACAGAAGCAGAAAAAATGGTTGTAGCCAATCTTCCTCAACAGATTATTGAAGCGGCCAAAATCAAAAAAGGATATCCTCTTGATCCTGAGAAGACTTCAGTTTTTCATTATAAAAAAGATGATTGGCAGAGTTGGGCTTATCCAATGATATATGCTATTATGGATGATATTGCCGTTATCGAAAAATTAAAATTAGCAGATATGGCGGCATTAGACGGAGCTATTAGTAATATCAGAATATTTAAACTTGGAAATTTAGAGCATAAAATTGCACCAACTAAAGCAGCAACATCTAAGCTAGCTAGTATTTTAGGAAATAATGTTGGTGGTGGAACAATGGATTTAATTTGGGGTCCAGATATTGAACTTATAGAAAGTAATACAAATGTACATAATTTTCTAGGAGAAGGAAAATATATTCCACACTTAAATAGTGTTTATGCTGGTCTTGGTATTCCTCCTACTTTAACAGGAACTTTCGGCGCAGCTGGTACAACAAATAATTTCATTAGTCTTAAGACGCTCACTCAAAGACTTCAATACGGAAGAGATGTTTTAATAGAATTTTGGGAACAAGAAATTGCTTTAGTTCAAAAAGCTATGGGTTTTAAATATCCAGCACGAATAGAGTTTGATAGGATGGATCTTAGTAATGAAGATACAGAAAAAGCATTATTAGTACAACTAGCAGATAGAAATCTCATTAGTGATGAACTATTACAAACAAGATTTGGTTTTGATCCGGACATTGAAAAGACCAGACTAAACAGAGAAAGCAGAGAAAGAGATAGTAATCGTATGGTTCAAAAATCTGGTCCATGGTTTGATCCTGAATTTGAAAAATCATTGAAAAAAATAGCCTTACAAACAGGAATAGTAACTCCGAGTCAGATAGGACTAGAATTAGATAAAAAGAAAAATGGAGAAAAAAATGCGATAGAACTCAAAACGCCTGCAATTCCTGGTATGCCTTCAAAGCCAACTAAGTTGGCAAACGATTCGCCAGAATCGTTATCTGGACAGCCCCAACAAGGTCGCCCCAAAAATTCCAAAGACCAGACCACCAGAAAAACAAAAACGTTTTCGCCCCAGACAGGAGCCTCAATTATGTTATGGGCGATCAAAGCACAGGACGAAATTAGTCAAACAATAAATCCAATACTATTAGAATTTTATGGTAAAAAAGATCTAAGAAGCCTATCTGCTGAAGAGAGTAAAGAGATAGAAAAATTTAAAACAAAACTGTTTTTATCTATGAAACCTAATGCGTCCATTACTAAAGATAATTTTAACGAATATATTAGTAGTATGGATTTAGCAGATAATGCTCACTTATACCATAATTATCAAAGTTGGATTAAACAAGTAGCAGCAGAACAATCAGAACCCTTATCAAGCGACCAACAAAAACAGGCCAAAATATCTTATTATTGTATGGTGTACAGTAATATTACTTAAGGAGTTAATTCATGTATATATTTCAGCAAGAATACGATGACGGCCTAGAAAACCAAATTAAATCTTCTGCATCAATATCTTATGCTGCTTTAGCTCAACCATGTTCAGATAATAACATAACCAATACTATGAAGCATATTAAGAGTATTGCTTCTTTAGATGATCAAGATCTTTATTATGTTCAATCTATTTTAGTAACTTCTAGTTGGAATAAAAATGACGATATTTTTGATAAAACAGAAATATGGTTAGCCAAAAATACCCCAGAAGATAAACCGACAAATCTTGAACATGATGAGAATACTATTATTGGTCATATAGTATCAAATTATCCAATAACAGAGGATGGAATTCTTATAGATGAAAATACTCCTCTAGAAAATTTACCAGACAAATACCATATTCTCACAGGATCAGTTATTTACAAAGCTTTTTCTAGTCCAGAACTTAGAGAAAGATCAGAAAAACTAATAGCTGAAATAGAAAATGGCCAAAAATATGTTAGTATGGAATGTTTATTTAAGGGATTTGATTATGGATTATTAAACAAGGCTAATAATGAATATAAAATATTAGCTAGAAATAATGAAACAGCATATTTAACAAAATACCTAAGAGCTTACGGCGGATTAGGCGAACACCAAGACTATAAAATTGGAAGAGTATTGAGAAATATCACATTTTCTGGCAAAGGTTTTGTTAATAAGCCAGCTAATCCTGATAGCGTCATCTTTACTCAAAAACAATCTTCTGCACAAATTCAAAATATTTTGCTCGAAAAAAATGAAGATTTTTCAATATCAGGTGTATCTGATAAGCAGTTAACCAATAGCATGGAGAACAATACTATGAGTTTAGATCTAGACCCAGTAATGAAAGACGTAGCAGAAATCAAAAGCAAGATCGAAGCTATGGAAGTTAAAACAGCTCAATCAGCCTCTGAAACTATTCTATCATTAGAAGAAGTTATTAAGGCTAATAATGAAACAATCAAAAGTCATGAAGCTAAGATAGCCGAAATAACAGCAGCTCTAGAAGTTCTAAACTCTGAAAAAGAGCTAGCTGCTAAGACAGCAGACGAAGCTATGAAGAAAAAGATGGAAGAATTCAAAAAAGCACAATCAGATCTTGATGCTGCTTTGGAAGTTATTGCCGCATACAAAGGCAAAGAAGAAGAAATGATGAAAAAAGAAAAGAAGATGAAAAGAATGGCTACTCTAATAGAAAATGGCTTAGATAGCGACGAAGCTCAAGCCACAGTAGACAAACTAGAATCTTTAGACGATGAAACTTTTGAAGCTGTAACATCACTAGCTGCTGTTATGAAAAAGAAAACAAAAGTTGAAGAAAAAGTAAAATCTTCAGATAATACTGAAACAAAGCCTTCTGAGCTAGTTACAGAAGCAGCTTTAGAAAATGTTGAAGTTGAAGAACAAGTTAATCTTGGAGTTGGTGGCGAAGCAGAAAGTTCTGTTGAGACTACCAGAGCAGCATTAGTAGAATTTGTTTCAAGCAGATTAGGTAAGAAACTCTAATAAGGGAGAATAAAATGGCTCTTAAACCAGATCGTATCGAAGCTTACACAGACATTTCATACTTCATGAACACAGTTGCTGAAAGAGGCGGCGTAGTCGTTCATCTAACCAGTGGATCTGGTGTTTCAATGGATGATGCTAATGCTGTTGTAAGTTATCCAACCGGAGTTCTAGCTGGTACCAATCCAGCTGGCGTTCTATTAAATGATGTTGTTAATCTTGATCTAACAAGACAGCACATTAATTGGTACCGTGATGAAATGCAGGTTGGTGGCAAGGTTACTCTACTACGTCAGGGTCAAGTTACTACTAACGTAGTTGCCACAGGAGTATCCCCAACAGCCGGTGCTGATGCCTATTATGATGCAAACGGTAAGTTTACAACTGTTAGTACAGATAGCACCAAAGTTGGAAGATTCCTTGGCGGCAAAGATTCTGATGGTTATGTCAAAGTAGATATCAATATCACCTGATAAGGGAGAAAAAAATGTCAGCTAAAACAGAAAGATTTCAGCCTTCGCCAGAATTAACAGAACTTCTTGTTCGTTCTGGCTCGCAAAATAGAGAAGTTGCTCTTGCCGCTAATGCAGAATTTGCAAAAGCGCTAGAGCTTCCATTGAGAAAAGGTCTTCTTAGTGGTGATATTCTAGACGGCATCTTCGAGCCAATTCAGCTTCAGCAAGGTGCTACTCCTGAATTTCCACTAGATTTCTTAGCTCCTGGAACAGAAAAAGATTTCGTAGCTTATACTATTCCAAATCACGGCTACATCCCAGAAAAGCATGTTGAGAGCGATTATGTCATGGTTCCAACCTATGACATCGGATCTTCAATAGATTATCTATTAAAGTATGCTCGCGATGCTCGTTGGGACGTTGTTGGTCGTGCTATGGAAGTTCTAGAGGGTTCATTCGTCAAGAAGATGAATGATGACGGTTGGCACACACTACTTGCTGCTGGTGTTGACCGCAATATCGTTGTATACGATAGCGATGCTTCTCCAAATCAGTTTACTAAGAGATTAGTAAGCTTAATGAAGACCGTTATGCGTAGAAACGGTGGCGGTAATAGTGCTAGTACCAATCGTGGTATCCTAACAGACCTTTATGTCTCACCAGAGGCTATGGAAGATATCCGTAACTGGGGTATCGATCAGATCGACGAATTTACTCGTCGTGAGATCTATACAGCCGCTGACGGAACTCTTAATAGAGTTTTTGGTGTTAATCTTCATGATAGAGACGAGTTGGGTGTTGGACAAGAATATCAGCTATTCTATAGCAATGTTCTACAAGCCACACTACCATCAGGCGATAGTGAAATTGTTGTTGGTCTTGATCTACGCAAGAGAGACAGTTTCATTATGCCAGTTCGTGAGCAAGTTCAGATCTTCGAAGACGAAACACTACATCGTCAAAAGAGAGCTGGCTTCTACGGATGGGCAGAACAGGGTTTCGCTGTTCTAGATAATCGCAGAGTCATCCTCGGATCTCTATGATCAGATAATCAATCACATCTGAAAATTAAAGGCTGGCCGAATGGCTGGCCTTTTTTTTTAGGTGTATTTAATACTGTATCTTATAACATAAAGGTGCTATTATTATGGCAGCAAGCAAATATGATTTTGCTATAGAGCAGGGATCATCTTTTAAACTAAGTATTATCTATAAAGATTCTGCTGGGGTTCCTATTAATTTGACCAATTATTGCGCTAGAATAACGTGGAAAACCAATACTGGAGTAACTCAAATATTTAGTTCAGATAATACAATCAATCAAGGTGTATATAAATTTATCATTAATGATGAAGAAGGTAAGTTAACTTTCCTTTTACCATCTCATACTACTAATCAATTTAATTTTAGTAATGCAAAATATGATCTTGAGTTACAGTCGAATGAGCCGTTTTATGGTGACGGTAGTGTGAATGAAGGAGGAAAGTATACTATAAGAATATTATTTGGAACTATTAATATTGTTAAACGATATAGTCAATCAGGATCAAATTTGGAGTGCTCAACATGAGTGATTTTATATTAGAAATATTGGAACCGAGCATAACTTATTTAGATGTTAGTACTAGTTTTATTGAGAATGTAAATAATATTGAGATCGAAAGATCTGAAAATTTTAATATAGAAATAGTTAATAGCGAAAAAATACTTTGGAGCGACCTACCAGACAATATTCCAATAAGTAAAATTAGTGGTAATTTACATGTATCAAGAATTGATGATTTAGATAGCTATATACAACAATTTTTAACAGATAATGCAACAGTTCATGTTGATGATCTACTTTGGGGTAATAATAATATTGGACTGAGTGGATATTTAGATCAGTATGAATTTGACTGTGGTACTCCTTAAAATAACTTTACAGAAAGGTTTCTACAATGGCTGTTAATACAAGAATTCAACTCAGAAGAGGATATTCACACGGTTATACAGGAGCACAAATAGGATCTCTTGCCGTTGCTGGCAATGTCTGGAATAATACCACAAGTCTTCTTGCTCAAGGTGAAATTGGATATGAAATTGATACTGGTCGATTTAAGATCGGTAAAGACGGTACAACAACCTGGGGAAGTTTGCCATATGCTGGTGGATCATCCATACTTCCAGGAAGTGGTATGGCCACACTATTTGATCAAACTAACAATACATATACATTACATAGCCCATTAGCCACAGGAAATAGTATTACTATAAGCTCCTATCAGGTAGCAGGAAATGGTACATCAGCGCCGTCTGGCAGCGGATATACTATTGGATTATCTGAAAATATTAATGTTGGATCAATTCAAGCTACTGGAAGCGGAGGCAGTTATTTTAACGATCTTGGTATTAGTGGAACATTAACTGTTGGTGGTGGTATAGATATTTTATTGGCAGCAGAAATTCTTGCTCAAGGACCAATTGCTTACTCTGGAAATCCAACAAGATTTCAAGGAGATGTATATTTTGATAATGTACCAAAGGTGGGATCATCCGGTAATGGAGGTATAAATGCCACAGGAGTAAGCTTACAAGGTCATACTCATCAATGGTCAGACATTACTAATCTTACTGGTTTTTGTAACAGTGTTGCTGATTGTGTTGATACTCAATTAATTGCTAGTACGGGAGTACAATTAGTATACGATGCAGCAGGCAATGGTGGTAGTGGCACAATGAGTTTGGCCCTAAGTGGACAAGCTCTTGCTTTACATAATCTAAGTTCTAATGGACTAATAGCACGTTCAGGCACGAATGAAATTGTTGCTAGAACTATCACGGCTAGCGGAAACAATATACTTATTGGTAATGGAGACGGGATTCTAGATAATCCTTCTATTGGATTAAATCCAAATGTGACTATTTCAGGTTTAACAACAACAGGAGATGTTACTGTTGGAGGAAATCTGATTGTTCAAGGAGATACAATAACTGCTAATGTTTCAACTATGCAAGTTGAAGATCCTGTTATTACTCTTGGTGGAACAGGAACTATTGTTAATGACGGTCTAGATAGAGGTATTCAGTTTAGATACTGGAACGGAGCAGCAGCCACAGGTTTTATGGGCTGGGATGCTCAAAATAGTGAATTTTCTTTCCTCAGTTCAACCACAGGAACTATTGCTGGTAATGATTATGGCTTAGGTACTCTTGGTCGTGTCAAGGTTGGATCATTAGTTAGTACAGGAGCTATCAGTGGTAGTAATTTGTATGTAACTGGAGCTACAGCTAGTACAATAGCAATATTTGATGGAAATAAACAGATAGTTTCAACAGGATCACCAACACTCACAGAACTAAGCTATTTGAGTGGCGTTAGTAGTAGCGTTCAAACCCAATTAAACAATAAGCTTGCTTCTGATAGAACAGTATTCCCTGGCAGCGGTTTAGATGGCAATATTGCTCTTGCTTTGAGTGGTAATCCTACTTTAAATATCGGAGCAGGATATGGTATCAGTGTTGGACAAGATGCTGTTGCTGTTGATACATCTGTTGTTGTTATGATTACTGGTACACAAACCGTCAGTGGCGTTAAAACATTTAATAATGGATCAACAACTAATGTTGGTATTAACACTTCGTCTAATGGTACTGGTACTCTCACATTCCAAGACGGATCTAATACTGCAACTATCTCTTGGCAAGGTGTTGGAGATAATCTAGTTTTTGATAGTAGTGTTGCTGGGGGCACATTTGATTTTAAGAAAACAATAAGATATCAGACCCCATCAAGCGCCACATCTGCAACAAGTATTCCTGTATTTACTGGAACCAATCCAACGCTTAGTGTTCAGAGTTTAGCATCTAGAAGTATTAGTGATTTCAAATCAGACTTAAGTTTGAATAACGTATCAAATAATAGTCAGATGATAGCATATGCTGGTAGAACATCTGGCTATATTCCGACATGGAGCGGAACAGATGGAACAACACTCAATAACGGATATGCTGTAAGTATTAGCAATACTGGTAATGCTATAGTTTTAAGAGATAGTAATGGCGATTTTACTGCAAGGAATATAACTGCCACAGGATTTATTGGCGACGGTAGTAGTGTTACTGGTGTTAGTGCATTTAACTTAAATATATATTCTAATAGTAGAACTGAGACTGAAGCATCGTTAGTAATGATTAGTGGCTCATCTACTGGTAATTATAGGCCATTTATTGATAGTGGATTAAAATTTAATGCCAACACCGATACTTTAATATTAAAAAATGCTAGCGGCAATGTTAATGTATCATATTTAAGTAATAGTATAGATATTATTGGTACTACTTCTATTAGTGGATTATCATCAACAACATATTTACTAAACTTTATTATTGATGGTGGAACACCATAATATAGACAGTTTAATAAAATTTATTAATATAAAATGGTATATGGGAAACTTTCAATTATGGGAAACAAATGCCAAGACAAAACAATATACAATTTCGTAAAGGATCATATTCTCAGTGGGATGCTAATAGTACCACAGTTTTAGCTAGCGGTGAACCAAGTTTTGTAACAGATTTTAATATATTAAAAATTGGAGATGGAACCACTCAGTGGGGAGACCTTGCTGCTGTTAATGATAATTTAATAACTGTGGTTCGTAATGATACTGGTAGTACTATACCAGAGATGAGTGTTGTCTATATTAATGGAGCTCAAGGAGATACTCCAAGAATAACATTAGCTTTAGCTGGTAATGAAGGTTCTAGTAGTAAAACGTATGGATTAGTTGTTAATGATATTACTACTGGAAATAAAGGTACGGTTATTGTTAATGGAACATTAAGGAATCTTAACACAAATTCTCAATTTAGTAGTGTTAGTGAAGGAACCGCACTGTGGCTAAGTCCAACAGTATCCGGTGGTATGACTACAACCAAGCCGTATGCTCCAGATCATTCTGTATTTATTGGAACATTAATACGAAAACATTCTCAACAAGGAATTATCAATGTTAATGTTCAGAACGGATACGAATTAGAAGAACTTCATAATGTAGCAACTACGGGCGCGACTAACGGACAGTTTTTGCAATATAATAGCGGTAGTGGATTGTGGGTACCAAGTAGTAGTGGAAGTTTTAATTATCTATCGTCTATTACGGGTATAACTTCTGGATTATATGTTCGTACTAGTCCTGATAGTAATTTTGTAAATCTAGCTTCAAATTCAATTAATTGTAGTAGTGGTATTATTAATAATAACTTGACTGTTGGTGGTAATTTAATAGTAAATGGAACAACAGTTACTGCTAATGTTGATAGTATCACAATAGAAGATCCTATTATTACTTTAGGATTAAGTAGCGGGAATATTGTTCCTAATTTAACGCACGATAGAGGATTAGCATTAGTAAGAGGAACAGGTCTCACAGCTTTTATGGGTTGGGACACTAGTTCATCTCAATTCGTGATGCTGAGTAGTGGTATTGCCGGGGTTAACAGTGGAACATATACAGCAGGAACTTATGGAGATTTACAACTTAATAAACTTAATAGTACTGAAATTAATGTTAATGAATTAATATCGATTATATCATCTGGTATTTCATTTTCAAATTTTATTAAATTTAATGATAGTAGTACTGCAAGTGGTCCATCATTAGGGTCTGTTAGTAATGGAACTAGGCTATTATTGAATGAAAATAATACCGATGGTCATAATGCTATTGGCATACAATATGCTGGCATTAATGGCACTTGGTTTAGTGTTCCTAGTGGTGGCACATTCACATTTTACAACGGAACAGCTCCACAGCTTACAATAAATAGTACATCATTAAATTATGGTAGTTTGACAGCTAGTCCGAACGGTAGTATAACGAGTGCTTCATGGGATGCCTCGACAATAGCAGTCAATAAAGGAGGAACAGGGCGAACCAGCTATAGTAATGGTCAGCTGTTAATAGGAAGTGGTACTAGTCTTGTTGCTAATACATTAACTGCCGGTACTGGTATTAGCATAACTAATGGTAGCGGTACCATAACAATTAATACTAGTGCTATAACCGGAGTAGGAACCAGTGGATATTTAACTAAGTGGATTAGTGGCAGTACAGTAAGTAGCGGTATTATTTATGATAATGGAACAAATATTGGAATAGGAACATCAAGTCCATCATATAAATTAAATGTTAATCCAGCATCAGATTCTAATAATGGTATACAAATACTTAATAATTCTGCTGGAACATCCGCAAGGTCATTATTATCTTTATTTAATGGAAGCTATGGAGCGGAAATTAGTTTGGGTGGCACTGGATTTACCACCAATGGATTTTATAGACAAAATAGATTACTAATTAGTGGACCATTTATAACAGACTATGTTACTGGACAGCATATTTTTAGCATTGGTGGAGGAGGAGCTTCACAGGCTGTTTCTGGATCAACACAGGTCGTGTTGATAGATGGTAATGCTATGCAGATGGTAAATGGATATCCTATTGCTGGTGGAGCTACAGCAAGCAGTTTTTTAAATTTAAGATCAACAGTAGGAGCTGGAACATCAGATTCTATTAGGTTTAGTGTTGGTAATAATGGTGCTACTGAAGCCATGAGAATTACTACTAGTGGCAATATTGGTATTGGGACAACAAACCCAACATATAAACTTCAAGTTAACGGTAGTTTTGCTGCTAGTACCAAGAGTTTCCGAATACATCATCCGTCTAAAAAAGATCATTCTTTAGAATATGGGTCGCTAGAAAGTCCGTATCACGGAGTAAGATTAACAGGACGAGGAACGGTGATTAAAGGCGTTGGCACAGTATCTCTACCATCTTATTTAAAAGATCTTATCCACGATGACGATACTTTAAATATTCAAATTACCAATATTAAACATGGTAAAACTATTTATTTGGAAGAGATTGATTTACAGAATGACCAGTTTATTGTTAAGGTTGATCGAGCCAAAAGTTTAGGAGAATTACAATTCTGCTGGACATTAACTGGAGTACGCAAGGATGTTGATCATCTAGTTGTTGAAAAGGAGAATTGATGAGTGTACATTATTCTCCTAAAATAGTTACTAATGGATTAGTTTGTCTTCTTGATGCTGGTAACTCTAAGAGCTATCCTGGAACTGGCAATGTTTGGTATGATCTTAGTGGAAATAATAGACATTATACTAAAAATTCTGGAGCTACTTGGAACTCAAGCGGATATTTTTCTGTTAATACAAACGCTAGCTCAATTGGGTTCACTGGACCTCCGTCTAACTCTTTCGGTTTTACAGATATACAACATACGATTTTTAGTTTTATAGACATCACAGGAAATAGCGGTAGTACTTTTTGTCGTTGGGACGCTAGTCCTAATACCGGAAGTGACAGAAGAGCAATATCTGCACATATCCCGTATGGTGTTGATTTTTATTATGATGTTGCTGGATGCTGTGGGGCAACTCAAAGAATTTCTGCTAATAATGGAACAGCTTTATTAAACTATGGTATTTTTTGTGCTATCTTACGAACAAGAACTAACACCACCCCGAATAGAGAATTTTTTGTTAATTTAACATCTACTGTTAATTCTTCCACAAACTCAACCGCTTCTGTCACATGGAACGACACGACTGCTGCATATATTGGAAGTAATTGGAGTGGTAGGATCTATAATTTTTTAGTTTACAACAGAGCATTAACAAACGAAGAACTAGCTCAGAACTATAATACTTTTAAAAATAGGTTTGGATTATGACCAGAATACACGGACCAAAAGTAGTAACAGATGGACTAATATTATATCTAGACTCTACAGTAGAGAAAAGTTATCCTGGCACAATTTCTTACGGGCCAGAACTAGTAACTGAGGCCAGTGTGTTAACTGCTGGAGACGGTCAAGTTAAAACAATTAGCAGTATCGGGGGAAATTATATTGGTTTCTCTAATATTGCAGCATGTGTGGCTGGTAAAAGATACAAAATGGTTTGGACAATATCAGCAAGAAGAGGAACAACGAGTGCTAGTTTTAGTCCTAATGTTCCGCCATACAGTACAACACCATCTTTTCAGTCACAAATGAATCTGCCCGTTGGAACATATTCAAGAACATTTACTTGTAATGCTACTGGAAGTTTTACTTTAAATGCAGATAATGTTGGAGCAGATTTTGATATTGATTATTTAAGTATTAAAGAAGTATTAACTCCAAACTCTAATTTATGGTATGATCTTAGTGGTAATAATAGGCATTTTAATGTGGGCGGTGGAGTATCCTCAGACAATAAAGCATTACTGTATACTAGCGCTAATAGTAATGCTTATGAAAATGTTGTTAATAGTGTTCCTTTTACTGATCTTATGACTATTGATATATGGTATAAGGCTAGTAGTTATTATAATGTTAATAGTGGTTGTGGAATAACAAATGGATATAGTTTATTTAGTAAGCAAGGCGGCTTCAATGGACCTAGCGGACCACTTTACACAGGACTCAGAGCACAATTTGATACTACTACAGCAACTACCGCAAGACTGTTCTTTAATATTGCTGGATCATCTAGTCTTAGTGTGTTTTATGATAATAATATAGTTAATACCTTATATAACTATACTTTTCAACAAATTATTGTTGGGGGTACTCAAACATTACTAATGTATGTGAACGGAATTCTTGTGGCCTCAGCAAGTGGTGCTCAGAGCTATTCCCATCCAACTTTAGTTTTTAATCTGGGAGGAAATACTAATCATTGTGGAAACCATTCTATTTTTGGTCATTTATATAGCACTAAAATATATAATCGAATTTTAAGCGCTAATGAAATTAAGGCTAATCATGATGTTATGAGACAGAAGTACTTATAGTGTATATTAGATTGAGGTAATTTATGATAATTTATGTTAATATCGATAAAAATACTGGAACTATAACTATAAATAATGATCAATATCCAGATAGTGATGTTGTGCAGCTCAACCCGACTACTTTAGTAGAGACAGAAAGCGCCACAACCTTTGAGATAGCTTTCAACACAACTTCATTTGAGAACAAAATGTTTCCTAATACAAATCCCTCACCAATATTAGACAATATTAATGGCAACACGAACTAGTACTCAAAGCGGTAATTTTAATAGCACAGCAACATGGGGTGGAAATCCTGTGCCTGTTGATGCTGATATTTTTATTGTTAATTACGGCCATATTGTTACCATAGACGATGACCGCAGAGTAACAAACGGATTTGATGATAGTTTCGTTAGGGGTAAATTAGTAATAACAAGTACCGGCAAACTAAGGATGAATGGCATCCTTTATGTTGACAATACCGCTTCTTATACCACATGGTTTACAGAAAACACAAATAGTGCTGGATTTTTTAGAATGGATCCTGGCAGCTTGTTAGAATTTAAGGGAAGTAATGCTGAACAACACCGACTACAAATACAGGCCCACCAATATGTCACTTGTGAAATAGAAGGAACTAATCCTAACCCTAAAACTACCCTGGCGAGTAACGCTAATAATAATGATACTTCTCTTAGTGTTGTTGATGCTAGTAATTTTGTGGCCGGTGATTGGATAACAGTTTATAGAAATGATTATACTAATAAGGTTCATCAGTTCTTAAAAAGCGACGAGGGAATGTGGATACATGACGTAAGTGGTAATACTATTTATTTTCGACATTTTGTTAGTCCATCAACAGTTATATCTGCAACAACTGGGCCTACTGTAACAGTTTCTGATGCTAGCGTAATGAGAGTTGGTTATAAGATTATTTTTGGTACTGGAGCTAATAGAAATATTCTGACTATAACAGATATTAATTATGCTACTAATTTATTAACATTGTCTGGTACTCCTTCAGGAAGCATAATAGGACAAACTATATATAGGACAGGGCTAGAAAAAAGTCATATATCAGGAGATATTGTTCTTAGAATAGCTGCTATTGTTACTGCTGATAGTAATCAAGGAACTAATACTATTACTGTTAATAATACTAATGGTTTTAGTGTTGGCGATTTAATCATGATTCCTGTTAATGATCCACAGTATAGTAATGCTACTAGTTGGGATAATATTATGGATTATACTATCTCAGCTATTAATACAACAACAAAAGTTATAACTCTGACTGGTGGATTTACATCTCCGGCCACCACTACCTTGCAAAGAAACGTAAAGGTGGGAGTTGGTGGAATCGTAGTTAATTTGAATAGAGATACAAAAATTAAAGCTCCAGAAGGCACTTTATATGGTGCTGATCAACGAAGTTTTATCTATTCTAATAACTTACCTAATAATCATACTAGAAGAATGAGAATTACTAATTGTTTAATTAATGTTGGAAATAATACTAATAGCGCTGATTATGGGGCGATAGGACTAAGAGGTAGTTTTAGCTATCAAAATACTACAGCAAGTGGAATAGGAACAAGTTATACCAGTTACTTTGATGGCATTGTTATAAATCCTGTAGAAAGAAATAATCGCAATTGTGGCTATTGGTGGGATCATCATTTTTTAAATATTAGGAATTGTGTTAGTTATAATACTAATAGTTGGGCTTTTGCTCGATATGGCAATGATCATGGATTTTTTAATAATATAGCAGCAAGATATGGTGATCAAATATATTTAGAAGGAATGTATGGTACTACCACAGAAGTAGCATATAATTTTGCTACTAGAAATCCCAACCTTGGATTTAGTATCAATCAATGGTACGAACCATCAGCAAAATTTAGACAAAACTATATGTTGTTTATGCTGAGTCGCCCATTTAGTGTGCAATATCAAAACGGCAATAATTATATAGATAATTGTTATATAGATTATTTTCCTATCTGGCCTAATGGTGAACGAAGTAATATGACAGTTATGAATAATTGTTATCTTGGAAATTCTTGGGATGTTACAAATTACAATGGATTAGGATGGGTTAGTGATAGTGTTAATTTTACAGATGGTGTTCAAGGCCGATTAGATGGTAAATCAGCATTTGGTCAACAATTTATTTGTAATGGTTACAATTTTAAGTATGGTAAAAGTATTAATTGGAATAGAAGAGCATTAAGAATTTATGACCTTAATGAGACAGCATGGAGAATATATCCAGATAGAGATGAAAGTGGATGGATGGGTTTTAATAATGACGTATATGTTCCTGCTAATAGTAGAGTATTTATCAGAGGTTCTGTGAAAACAGCAAGTGGCAATACTAACTATCCTTATATCTATGCTAGACATTATTCTGATGGTTATAACAATGGTCTTTATCATAATAATAGCGAAAGTATAATAACATTTGATGGTGCTAACGTTACAGCCGGAGTTGGCTTCCGAGATATTAGTGTACAATTTACAAGCAGTTCTAATGTTTGGGAAAATAGAACTCTTACACTTCCAAAACTTCCTTTTGACTATTATTTGAGCGTAGGAATAGGATGTCTTAATTCTGCTAATAACAGTAGGTTAGGATGGTGGGAAAAAGATTTGGACATTAGTATAGAAAACTCAAACGGTTTTTCAGAAGCTGATCCTGTTATTAATTATCTAAATACTAGAGTACCAGTTAGGGTAAAATCATCACTCACACAATTTAAAACTATATTAGGCGGATAATATGAGCGACATTATTATAACTCCTGCTAGTGGCAAAATAGACTTTTATCAAGATCTTGGGGCGTCATCATTAGCAAAGATTGAATTAACAGTAGCTAATGATTTAGCACTATCTACTACTAGTGGTAATTTAATTATTGGAGATGCTAGTAGAGACATTTATATTGGTAATGGTATTAATGATGTTGATATAATTTTTGAACAAAACGGTGAAATCAGACCACTTCCATCCAAAACTCTCAACATAGGAACTTCTGGGTCTTTTACCCAGATACTAGCTAGCAAGGTTAATATTAATCAAAATAGTTTTACTAGTATTCCATTGGATGTTTATAGTTCAACTAGCGGAGCAACCATATTAAATGTGGCAGGAACCAAAGGAGCCCTGTTTTCTGTAACAGATAATCTTAGCGGAAGTTTAATGAGCGTTAATAATGATGCGGGACTTCCGGTATTTGAAGTTTTTAGTGATGACCGAGTAGTTGCTGGTCGTTTTGGTCAGAATGATTTTATAATGACTAGTGGTGG